TCGTTCCAATCATTATTACTCCAATTTACCCTTAATTTATTATATTTTGTTGGGGATTTTTCCTTAAAGGGAATTATTTTATCTCCAAATTCATTTAGTTTTTGTTGTCTTCTATTACAACCACAGTCTTCTTTACCCCTAAGGGTAGCTACCTTAGTTGCAATTTTTTTACCTTGACCCAAAGTAACAAATTTAATTATTTTTTCAACTAAATCACCTAATTTCATTCTGGTAATACTCCTATGTATGTTAATGCTCCTATAAAATCTCGTTCTGGAAAATGCTTAATTGTAGACATATCAGCTCTGTATTTAGCACCTTTATATTTTTGTTTTTCTTCTTTTAAGACTTTTACATGTTTAGTAGCACCCCAAGCCCATTGTTCTCTTGAAGTACCATCAGCAAACACCATTCCTTTACCTTCTACATTATGGAATGAAGGCATCCATACTTTACCTGATTCCTCTTCATCTATAAGTACTTTATATAAATCAGGTAATGATTCCATTTGTTCATTTAAAAAATCACTTCCTACTTTCATCACTGAATTAGATTGGAATCCACACCCATAACATAATTCAATTTTAATATCCTTAGTTACTTCTTGGATATAACATGCGTCGCTACCACAACGTGTACATTCTATTAAATTATCGTAAGCCATTTATTGTAATTTAGGTAAATTTAATTTAGGTAATTCTAATTGTACTTGTTTTGGGAATTCAGGTATATTGGCTATTAAAATAGAATCTACTAATTCCTGCATTTTCTCAAAACTAAATCTTGTTTTACTAAAATTCTTTTGTTGTTTACCTTTAATAATATACTGTTTATATTTTTTATATATATCCTTAAAGCTACGACCTACCTCTACATCATTAACTTGGAACCATTTAGATTCTTTAATTAACCAATCATTGGCCGCAGATTTATGTACATTTTCTAATTGTCCTCCTAATAAAGTACTAAATGATGACTTTAAGAAATCGATATGACCTGACCAATTTGTTGCAATAATAGGTTTACCTGTTAGGCTAAATTCTAATAATGGTCTACCATAACCTTCACCCTTAGTTAAACTAACCATGGTTTTTACTTTAGGGTGGTTATATAATTCATTCATTTCTTGATCACTAAATTCACCATTCAAAACATAAATGTTAGGTAAATTATCAGAATTAACTGTTTTTTTAATTTCTTTAATTCTTTTAAGTATTTCTTCTCTACTTATATAAGATGCTACACCAACTGATGCCTTAAGTATTAAAGCAGGTTTTTGTTTTTGGTTTTTAAATGTTTCAAAAAATGCTTTTACTAATTTCCCTACATTTTTTCTATCATGACCAAAACTACCTGTCATCCAATGCCCAACAAATAAGAAACAAAATGATTCTTTAATTGTATCTAAATTAATTGTTTTAATTTCTTTAGAAGTAAGATGTTTGTAAACATCTAAATTAGCCCCTTCAAATACTACCTCGATAGGTTTTTGTAATTGGATATAACCTTCAGTTTTATTGGTTTTTTTATTTTTTCTTTCGTATTTAGTACTTTCAAAGGTTTGTTTTGAAAAATTAGAAGATACCCAATTCATATTCATTCTATTCAATCCATCAATCCATTCAGGTTTACATAAATTAGATTCAATACCTGCGGTACAACCTATATTATACTCTCCTACAGGTTGAAATTCATTTGGAATAGTGATTTGCATCCAAATATCGGGTTTTGCTGTAAGTTTATTATTAGGTAATTTATGATCATATAAGTAACTCCATTCAGGGTGATCTTTACAAAACCCCCAAGCTGTTGAACCCCAACGTTGGGCCATTAATTTTACATCATATCTACCTGTATTAATTATAGCTTTAACTATATCTCGGGCACGAGCCCCGTATCCTGAGTAAGTGTCATAAGGGCAACTGATTACAAAAACTGGTTTATTCATTAATATTCTATTTTATGTTTTAAATGTCTACCTGTAAATTCGGTAGCGTTAATGATTTCATATTTTTCTCTGGGTTCCCAAGTGTTAAATAACTCAGTAAATGCTTCTATTACTCTATTAGCTTGATGTTCAGAGGTAAATCCAGCTTCTTCACTTAGAGCCCATTCTCTCCCCTTTAATCCTAATGCTTTACGTTCTTCACGTGTCATATTATATAAAGTAATTATATGTTTAGTAGCATCTTCCCAACGACATCTATCATCAAAAATATAAGGTGTCATAGGTGAACCTTGAATTGAACGAGATGTTGGGAAACATGGAAATGCCCATTCACCATGTTTAGTAAATGTTTTTCTATGGTTAGAGGGTAAATTCGGGGACGGAGTAAACCAGTTGCCATCTTCATCTTCAAAACGCATTTGATCCTGCATCCCACCAGTAACATTAGCTATAATAGGTGTTCCAGCTAATATTGCTTCTGTAATTGTTAGCCCCCATCCTTCATTTGAAGTTAATAATATTTGAGCATCTGCAATATTATATAAGCAATTTAAATCCTCACTTGAAAGTTTATTTGTAGAAAACTTAACATTATCAAAATAATTCTCATCAAATAAATATTCTTTAACTGCTGCTAAATCTGTTCCAGCATCACTTCTAACTTCAGTATGTAATAGGAATAAACATTTATCAGCCTTTTCTTTAGGTAAAGAATCTAAAAATGATCTAAATGCTAACATTGCATCCGGGATTTGTTTTCTTCTAATATTTCGAGAATTAAAAAACAAAACAAAATCATATTTTTTATTACCAAAAATTTGTTTTTTTACTTTAATTAAGTTTGAATCAGAATCTTCAACTGGTTTATATGCCTTGTGGTTTAAACCATGGGGGATATATTTAATTATTTTATTTTTTGCTACATCTTCTAATACAATGTTATTAATATTAACTGTTTGTTTAGAAATACCCATTAATAGATCACATGCTTCATAGTAAGCTCTATTAAACATAGGTGCAGGGTAATCATCCCAGATGTTTAAATATGTAATTGGAATGTTTTTACGAATTTCCTGTTCAGCATTGAATAACCAAGTAAAATACCTTGGGTCTGTAAATATCATTATAGCATCAGGATTTTCCCTATTTATAATTTCTCTTAAAAATTCTACATTACCATATCCATCAGTAGGATACATCATAACATAAGCATCATCAATACCTTTTTGTTTTCCTGTATCTCCACTAATATCTAATGCTTTACCTTTATCTGGGTGTTTAATTGCTCCTGCTATTTGTGCCCAATTAAAATGATGGCAAGTATGAGTTACAATTTCACGAGCAACGGTAGCTACTCCTGAGTGTACTCTAATATCATCGCAAATTAAAAGTATTTTTTTCCTGTCTTCCTTAGGAAGATGCTCAAAACTTTGATTCATTAATTTTTAATTTATAATTCGAGATTATTTTGATTTGAAATTTGTTTACGAAAATTTTCATCAGTAAGATACAAATAAATTGCTCGATCGGCAAGTTTTTGAAAAGAAAATTTACGCTTTACACATTCAATTTTGAAATTTTCAAATAAATCACTCTTAATTTTAACACTTGTTAGTGTCATGTCTTTTGTTGGCATAATCTTTATTTTAAAACGTTTTACGATGATACATATATAAATAGTCTTAGAATTTTATTCCCTCACCACATAATTTTTGATCTTCTTTATAAGGGCAAAAACCACAATTCCATTTAGATGGGGATTTGGGGAAGTTAACTATTTCTTTAATATCCCCACTAGTACTAAAGCATTCGTTAATAAAATCAGTTATTGCTTTATTTGCTCTTCCTAATTTTATCCTTCCACTTGGTGGACTAAATTGTTGCACTCGGTATGCTTGGTGGGGGGATTTAATATTATCATCATCCCATTCTAATACTTTACGTTTTAAAATAAAGAATTCAATTTCGATATTTTCTAACGGTATGTGGTATTGTTCAGAGAAATATTTTTTATATAATAATAACTGGAATTGTTTATCTTCGTTCTTTTTATCTTGGTCTCTCCAACCTCGTGTGCTTGTTTTTAAGTCGATAATTTTAAATGTATCAGTATTTTCATTATACATTACTACATCTAAGAATCCAGCGTATAACACGTTGTTACGCATTTTATCTGGCGCAATTACCAATGGAATTTCGCATCCAACTAAATACCAACCACGTTTACTGAAGTATTTTGAACGTTTCTTTTTAAACCAGTTTAGAATGGCAATACCATCTTCATAAAATTCTCTCATTTCCTCTGCTGAAGAGAAATGTTGGTTATTATTTGATTTATATTGTTTATTATATTCCTCAATGAAATAATTTTGGAAATTTGAATCTAGGTCTAATTCATCTGCTTTTGTGGCTGATGTATCATACATAACTCCTAAATACTCTTGCATTGCTTCATGAATAGCGGTTCCAAATACAGTATGGATTGAAGATGTAAATCTTTTTTCCTTATCTTTATATTGTAACTTCCACCTATGAGGACAAGTTCTAAAAATTGACATCTGAGAATAAGATACATTCTTTTGGAATGCATAATTTACAGGTGAAGGTGGATTATTTCTAATCTCCTTTACTATTTTAGGAATTTTTTTAGCCAAAATTATTTTTTTAATCCAAATTTACTAAGTTTATACCATGCTCTTTCGTGGAAGAAATATAATACCATTTTTGTTATAACCTCTATTCCACCTATGGTTAACCCCATTTTCCAATTTCCTGTTATTAACCAAGATAATAATATTGTATCTAAAGTCCCAATAATTCTCCAAGAAATAGTCTTGGCAATGTGTCGTTTATAACTTACCATCCTTTTTCATCTGGTTTCTAATAGAAGTAGCAGATATATCACCAATTTCTTGTGGTGGTACGTGTTCTATGATATCATACCCTACTCCTCTACCATAATTGATAGATTCAATATCAGGTATAATAGTTGGTAAAACTTTACCTTCTTCAATAAGTTCTTTTAACTCACCTTCTTTTACCATTTCTAGGATTTGCTCTGCTGTCCAAGGGTTTTTTTCATCTGGTTTTACATCTCTAATTCCTAACCAAACATTATAACCTTCTTTTAATCTTTCATTGATTAACCAAAGGTGTCCTTTGTGTAGTGGTTGCCACCTTCCTGCGAAGAATGAATATTTTACTTCAGTTGATGAAGATTCTTTGTCTGCTTTAGCTTTTAATTCCGCCATCTCTTTTTACATTTATGGCGATTGCTCTATCGCCGGGGTTATTAGGGTCCATATCATTAATTAAATATCTAGGACCTCTTTCTATTTGCATTATTAACTTATGATATGGTATACCATTTTTAGTTAACTCTAATTCAGTATGTTCTCTTAAATATTCTGGTCTAGCTGTAGTAAGAATAATCATATGACCTTGGTCATTTGCTTTCTGTAGATATTTTCTAGTACTATTTATTACCTGAGCTTCTGTGGTTTCGTATGTTTCAAATTTTCTATAAACGAATATTGTTCCATCTATATCTACAAAGTAAGTATTTTTTTTCTCCATTAAATAGCTGCTAATACTTTTTCAAATGATTGTTTTGGGGTATCTTCTGTAGTATCAATATCTATAAAATTATCTTGAGGGGCTACATAAGCTACTGCCTTAAAGTGATCCCTTTCTCTAGGTTCTGATGTATGTACATAAAACTCTATCATTTGATCACCCATTAATGTTTTGAAATCTTCTCTTTGATCAATATAAGGTGCTACTAATGAAACTATAACATCTTTACCTTGATTATTAAGGTACTGAGCTATGCGTTGTGCAGTTCCAACATTAACTACTCTACCGTTTATAGAATAATCTTTATTAGAAAATAACTCTCTCATATCATCACCATCTATTCTAAATGCTCCAGGTTTTTCCTTTTTAAGCATATTAGCTAAAACTGTTTTTCCGTGGGCGGGTTGCCCTGTAAACCAATATATCATTTTAATTCTGATTTTAATTTTTCAATATATAATGTTGCATCCATTAATTCTTCTTGTAAATGGTTAAGCCAATCTTGTACATTTAAATCTTCACGTTCTAAATTAGTACCATACTTTTTCATCCCACGTTGTGAACGTTCTTCAAATTTAGCTTTAACTATTTGTACATAACCATCTTTTTTGGGTTGGTCTATTGTAACCTCTATATCACCAGGATAAATAGTTTTCTTGTTAGAAGTAGAATTTGATTTCCAATATAAATCATCTTCTCTCTCCTCATATTTTTTTATTGTATCGCTCATCCTTTAATTAGTTTTTCGTGGATACCTCCAAATTCAGATTTTAGTGTTTCCATTTTATCATTAGCATCTACTAACATTGATAATGCTTCTGTTGCATTACTATAAAAATCTTTAGTTGAGTGATCACCAATACCCGCTGGATGGTCACCTAATAATTTAAGGGTTAATAATGCTTTTTTCTTTTCGGCTAATGCTTCACTATAAAGCATATCATAAAGTGCTGGACTCATAATTATTGATTTATTGTTTTTCTGGGTTATCGGGATCGATTATAGAACCACCTCTATAAAAATCAGTTAAATATTCTTTATAACTAAGCATAGGGGTATGTTCAGATTGAAATATATAATTTAAGAAAATATCCCAAGCATGCCAACCCTTATTTAAAATAGTATCTAGCCACCATGCTTTTTCATTAGGGTTTACCATATAACAGTAAGCTCCTATCATTCTATTACTTTCCCAAAGAAAATCTGTTAGTTGTTTATTACAACCTCTATTTCTTTCATCTCCATGAGAAGGTGTTTCAAATCTTAAAATTTTATATTTATTTTTTAACATATATTTAGCACCCTCCTGTATTTTTTGATTCATAACCTTAGGGTTAATTATCTTTGTATCATTTTCACAAATTAATGTAGGATGGTCTTTACACATTGCTGCTGCTATTGCTTGACAATGGGATTTAAAACAACCATAATGAGGTGGGGTTAACCCCCATTCATTATGTTTTTTAGTTATTTTTATAATATTATCTTCTCCATTTATCACTCCATTTGGGGGAAGTTCAGTATAATTAGGATTAACATGTCT